CGGATGCCGAACTGCTCGAACGCCGCCGAGGCCTTGACGGCGTCTTTCGCGATCCTGACCCGGCCTCGGATCGCCAGGTAGCCGCCGAGGGCACCGATGAGAGCGGTGACCGCAACGGTGGCTTTTCTCGAGCTTGACCCGACCTTCTTGATGCCGGCCGCTGTCGCTGTCGCGCCGCGCTCGCGGACGTTGATGACGACGTTTTCAGTGACCACCTAGATCACCCCACGCCGCTCGAAGGCCGTGATGGCGCGCTCGGTGCCGCGGTCGGCGGCATCTTGGACGAAGCCAGGGCCGGCCTGGGGCGAGCTGCCAGCATTGAGGGCGCCGATGTAGGGCGCGTTATTGGTGATGAAGAGCACGTCGCCAGGCGTCCAGCGCTTCGAGACCGTCGCGATCTTGGCGATCGTGGCCGCGCCAGTCGGATCGAGCTGGCTCACCGGGACCGACGCCGGGGCGTTGAGCGAGGGCCGCCAGTTGGCCCTGGCGAAGCCCGTGTCGACCGGGGTGGCCGGGACCAGCTCCTCCGCGATCGCCGTGCCCACGTCCTCGACCACCCTGCGGATCCCGATGTTGAGGCGCACGATGATGCGGGCGAGGCGGCCGTCGAGCTGCTTGAGCGTCGCCACCTAGGCCACCAGCTCGAGGAAGTTGTCCTCGACCTCGGCCACCGATCGGATCGAGGCGAACTCCGTGCGATGCTCGAGCAGCCAGGCCTCCCACTCCTGGGGCCTGAAGGGCGCCTCGTCCTCCGCCTGGCCACCAGGTCGGCCCTCCATGACTCCGTGGGCGTAGGCCTTGGCCAGGGCCCTCTCAGCTCGCTCCTCGGAGAGCTTGCGCGGGTGCCCCTCCGGCAGGCTCGCCGCCAGCTCGAGCGGCTGGATGAAGGCGATGGTGACCGCCTGGAAGAGCGGGTTGACGTCGCCGAGGACGGCCGCCCGGAAGCGGACCTTCAGGTCCTCCAGGTAGTCGAAACACAAGGTGCGGGTCGGGATCATGAGGCCCGCCGCCCTTCGCCGACCACCTGCTGGATCCGCTTCCGGAGGTCTGCCACTTCGCCGCTGCCGGCGCCGCCGAGGGCCTTTTTGAGCGACGCCATGGCCTTCGACCGCTTGCCTCCGAAGGCGTCCGCGATCGCGGCCAATGTTCCGGAGGCGGCCACCATGATCTCGTCCCTCTGGGCTTCCGCCTCGAGCTTGATGTAGCCGTTGAATTGGCCGTCTGTTAGCGAGTGCCTCAGCCGCTCGGGATCGGTTCCCCACCGCCTGGCGAGGAAGCTGAGGCCCTGGGCTTCGATGTCGTCCTGCTCGTCGCTGTCAGGCTCTGGGATCCGTTGCCCCCGCCGACCGTGGCTGCGGCTCGCCTGACCGCGGCCTGATCTCCCAGGCCTCCCAGGCCGGCTGCCAGTTTTCCCATGACGCCACCTGGTCGCGCGAGGTTTAGCTCCCAGATCGCCATGGCCAGGGTCGGGACGTCGTCGCCCCAGGAGATCGCATCCCACTCTTCCGCTGAGAGGGCCGTGAGCGGGATCGACTCGCGGACGATCTCGGTGACCTCGTCCTCCAGGGCCATGAAGAGGCCGGCCAGACGCTGGCCTAGCGGCGCCTCCGCGGAGAAACCCTGCTCGCCGCCTTCGAGCTTCGCCAGCTCCTCGAGCAGTTTCCCGATCCTGGGCCGAAGCTCGGCCCGCTGCGCCATGGTCCACGGCCGCAGCGTGAGCTTCTTCCCCGTCGATAGCTCGACCTTCTGGGTGGGCGGATGCGCGACCCCCATGTGGCCCTCCTATGCGGCGGCCTGCGGCTCACTCGAGAGCGCCAGGCTGCCGAAGCGGTCGGTGCCGCCTGCGTCGTTGATGTTGAGGATCAGTGTGGCAGTCGCGAAGTCCTCGGCCCCAAAGGTGAGGTCGTCATCCGTGAGCCGGATCGTGGCCGACGGGATCGTCCAGACGAAGTTGACCCCGATGTCGGTCAGGTGCCGGATCGTGACGCGGCCGTCGAAACTGTTTTGGCGGAACGGCTGGAGCGTGGTCGAGGCCTTCCGGTCGTAGGCGTAGTCGAAGTCGACCGGCTGGCCCTCACGGAAAGCCGAGAGCGCATCCGGTGACGCGAACGTGTCGAGGCGCCGGAACATCACGCGACCCAGGAGCGGGTCGAGGATGTAGTCCGCGGCTGCGGCCGTGTTGTCGTCGTCCACGCCGGCCAGGGTGGGGTCGTAGGTCGCCTCGATCGTGTTGCCCGCGGCGACGGCCTGGTTGAGATCCATCTGTCCGGAGTCGGCGGCGACGCCGACCTGGACCTGGGCCTCGAACTCGCCGGTGGGTGCTCCGGCCTGGGGCACGAAGGTCCGAACGAGCGCCCCGTTGGAGTCCAGCTCCCGCAGGAGCGTGATGTCTCCCAGGGCGCCGATCTTGAAGGCGAGCTGGTAGTCGCCGAGCGTCGTGCCGTCTCCGGTGACGTTGGTGACGTTCTCGGCCACGATCGCCGTGCCGTCGGCGGAGATGCTCGTGGCGTCGATGTCGGACTGGGCGAGCCCGAGGAAGGTGCGCGTGGCGTCGGCCCCACTCGGAGCGGTGACCGGGTCGTCGGTGATAGCGGCCGCGGCGTCGGCGGTGACCGCCGTCACCACGTCGGAGCCGAAGACGTAGCGGGCGACGTCGCTCCTCATGTTGAAGGTCTCGACCTGGAAGCTCGGCTTGAGCTTCGAGATGACCTCGCGGTCGACCGTCAGGGTGCCGGCGTCTCCGCGCTCCAGCTCGAGGATCTCGACGTCTTTCTGGAGGGCCTCGCTCGAGAGGATGCCCAGCTCGACCGGCGCGCCGAAGCCTCCGCCGGAGAGCGAGGGCTCGAACTCGACGGTGCTAAAGCCGAGGAGCAGGTTGTCCCGGGTGAATTGATCCGGCGGTCGCGGTTCGACGGGCATGGCAGTCTCCTAGATTGAGATCCGACCAGTCCGCTAGGCGGCGCGATCGGTCCAGTATACAAAAGCAGCCGAGACGACGACCTGGAACCAGGTGCCGTCAGGGCCGAACTCTTGCGGCGGGCTCAGGTTCGAGAAATTGACCGCGGCCACCCCTGGGCTCTCCAGGAACTCCATGGCCGCGTCGGCGAGCGTGTAGGCCTCGTCGAGGTCGCCGCCTTGGCGGACGTAGACCTCGATCGTGAAGATCCCGGACCTGGCGAAGTGGTCAGGGTTGACGCTGCGCGAGAGCCTGGTCTGGCCGTCGACGCTGCCCAGGATGTAGAGCCTCACCCAGGCCGTCTCGTTCTCGGGGATCTCGGCCGGGTCGAAGTTGACGTTGGGCGCTGCGATCTGGGTGCGGCCTGCCCAGAAGGCAGCGAACGCCGTGAAGACCGAGTCCCGGAAGGCGAGCGGCGTGACGTTGCTCATAGGACAAGCTCGAGGCGGTAGAGCAGGAGCGTCTCGCCAGGCCTGAGGGGCTTCGAGCTGAGGACCTCCCAGGTCTTCGCGATCGCGCCGGCGGGTGCCGTGGCCGGCAGGACGTCGACCAGGGTCCAGTCGGGCCCGACCTCTTCGGGCAGCTCGCTCTCTGCGCCGATCAGCACGCTCTGGGTCTTCGCCTCGACGACCTGGCCGGCGCGGTCCGTGCGGACCAGGCTCAGGAAGGCGGCCGTGACGTCGATCGACTGAGCTGGAGCGGCGGCCGGGTCCTGGCCCTGGACGGGCAGCCAGGTCTTCGTGGGGTCGGGGACCGCGAGGCGAGCCGCGCGCGTGAGCGTAGCGTCGCGCCCGAAGCGGTTGATGAGAGCCTGGGCGGTCGCCTGGAGCGGGGCGTAGTCGAACGCGGCCGCCACTACGGGATCCGATAGGCGAAGTGGCCGTAGACGTCGAGCACCGTGGCGACCGGCTGGGCGGAGTCCGCGATCGCCTGGTCGCTGGCCAGGTGGCCCTTGATCGCACCGCCAACGCCGACGCCGCCAGACGGAGCGCAGACGCCGACGATGTCGTTGACCGATGCCAGCTCGAGGCCGAAGGGCAGCGAGATCCGGAAGGTGTATTCCGTGTCGGCCAGGGTCGGATCGACCGTGGCGGCGAAGTAGACCTGGACGATGTCGCCGGTGACCGCGAAGAAGGCCTTGAGAAGCGTGAGGACCGCGATGTTGGAGACGATCGTGAGCGTCGGCAGGTAGTCGCCAGTGAGTCGATCGGGGGTCAGATTCCGTAGCGACATGGGTCAGCCCTCCGCCCGCTTCGTGGTCGAGGCCTTCTTCGAGCTGGTCTTCTTCGAGCTGGCCTTCTTCGCCGCAGGTGCGGCGGGCGGTGGCGCCGGCGGCGTGGGCCTTCCGGTGTCGACGTCGAACTCGAGCAGCTCGATCCGGTGCGACTCCCAGAAGCGCCTGAGCTTCGCTGCGCCCATGCTCTCGATCACCCAGTCCTCGAGCACCGAGCCGGGCGGGAAGGTGACCGCCTTGTGGCCAGGCGAGGACCAGGTGGTCTGCTTGCGCCAGACGAAGCGCGCCCTGGGATCCCAGCGCTGCTTCCAGTGGCGGATCTTGCGGATCGCCTTGACGACCTGGGGGCCGCTCGAGCGCTTGGGCTTGGGCTGGGAGGTCGCCGACTCCGTGATCGGGTCGTCCGTGGCCATGTTGGTCGTCCTCCGGCTGAGGGAGGGAGGGGGGACGAGCGGGTCGGCGCTCGCCCCCCAGGCCTGCTACCTGCGCGACCCTCCCCCCTTGGGACCTATCACTCGACGATGTCGTCGAACTGGTAGCCGAGATCGGCCGCCACGAGCTTCTGGTCGTAGGCGGTGTCGATCTCCACGCGGTCCGCCTCGATCATGTCGATCCGGAAGCGCTTGACGCGCGTCCCGTTGGCGGTCGAGCCGGCCCTCGCAGTCCAGGCGAAGGTGTAACCAGCGGCCGGCGTCATGATGCCGGGAGCGGGCGGGCTGTAGCTGAGGAGCGCGTGGTTGCCACCGATGAAGGCGTGGACGTTGGTGGCGCCCTTGAGTGCCGTGTTCTGGACGGCGTCCATGACCAGCACGCGATCGACCTCGAAGAGCGCCGCCAGCGAGTCACGCATCACGATCGCCGGCCCCGTGGTCTGGCCGCGATCGAGCCGGCCGACGATGTCCGGGTGGTCGAGCAGGACGTCGAAGACGCCGCGCCCGAGCGTGAGCGTGTTGGGCATGAAGCCCGTCGACTCGAGCACGAAGCGCTTGCCCTGCCGGACGTCCTCGATCGGCGTGGAGGCCGCACTCGACCAGAAAACCACGTTGTTGTTGGCGTTGTCGAGCGGATCGAACGAGGCCGACGCGGCCGCGTTGCCGTCAGCCTTGAAGGTCCAGGTGACGCCCGGGTCGCCGGTCACGAAAAACTGCGCCGCCCAGTTGACCTCGCGATTTATCATCGCTTTCTGGGTCACGTAGATCGTGGCCTCGCGGTCGAGGTTGATCGGGTCGTCGGCGTTGTCCCGGACCTGGTCCGGCACGTCGCGGTGGTAGGACCGCACGACGGCGAGGTAGGTGTCCTGGCCGATCGTGTACGTCCCGCCCGCCGACTCGGTCGCGGGTGCGCGCGGGAGCATCTCGTCCCGGTTGAACTCGCCCCGGTCGTAGGTGAAATAAGCGTCCGCGTTTTTCTGGACGCCCACGGTCGGGAAGACCTGGTCCGCGACGAAGTTGGCCGCGTCCTGCATGAAGGCGAGCGAGATGTTGGTGAGCGGGCGGTTGACGTGTA